CGGTGTGCCTCCTGGCCACTTAACCGTTCCTCCTGCTATTGTATATGTTCCAATATTTACAGGAGATGCTGCTTTTTGAATAACTTTTAAGAAATAGGTTCCACCTGCTACTAAATTTGTAAATGTTAATGTAACATCTAGAGTAGCCGCTGCTAAATCTAAAGGTTGTCCATTTGCATCATTACCATCGAATGTTGCAGCATTTACACTAACTGTAATAGTTGCGCCTTGAGCTGAATTAACCTGTCCATTAACTGTTACATTTCCGGTTACTTCAAATAAGGTTCCGTTCCAGGTAAGGTTAGCATCTCCTTCAATCGTATCCGCTGCATTAAATACTGCAACTCTATTATCTACTCCTCCTGTGGCAGATACTGCGCCTGATACATCAGCTGACGTTATATTCGCCCAGTTTGCTTTACCGTCAAATGTAATTGATTTTAAAAACTTACCTACTCCTTCTGTACCGTCTGAAAGTTGTACTGCATGTGTGCCTGTTCCTCCGGTTGTTGCACTAATCAGTGCACCTATATTCTCCGCTGAACTGTTAAATGCGCTAACTGAAATACCTACGTTATTACCTGTATTACTGGCACCTTGAGCTGAAAAAAGTGCACCTTTTGCAAGACCATTTGTCTTTGTGTTTATTACTCTTATGCCATTAGTTAAAGTATCTTCTATGTTTAGAGAAGAACTAGGCTCAAATGCTCCTATTGCTAGTGTACTTCCGTTATCCAGTAATGTTCCTGTCGCAAGCTTATTGTTATTATCTTCCCTAAGAGTAGTATTAACCGAACCTCCTGTAATTGAGTCTCCGATTGTTAATCCTCCATATTCATTTATAGTCGACCAACTTACATCAGTTCCATCTGATTTAAGGAATGTGTCTACTGCTCCAATTGCTAATGTACTTGATTGATTAGATGAATTTCCTACAAATAAACTACCTCTATTTAAGTTAGGTGTAGCGTTGCTTCTTCCTGCACCGCCTACTTTAATTGAACCTGCTGATACGTCTACTCTTTGTACTTTACCTATATTTTGTATTAGGCTACTTTCTCCTGTTGGTGCTAAGTTAGTTATTTCACCTGCTACAGTTGATACATATAATGTATCTCCTAAACTCCAACCTGGTGTTGAAGTATCAATTCCAGATAATGTACCAAATGTAACTACTTCAACAGAAGAATTTAAATTAGCTGAGTCAAATGCTAATCCAAATGCTGGCATTTTATTAGCATCATCTGCATCTGCTTTCATTACGATTGGTGTATTACCGCTTATTCCGCTAATGTAAACTACATCTCCTTTTGAAAGTGCTTCTCCAGCTTGAGCATTAAATCTAATTGCACCTCTAAGGTCTCCTATAAATTCTGCATCTGCTCCACTAACTTCAATTTTACCTTGAACTTCTAATGCTTCTGAAGGTTCAGAGGTACTAAAATCTCCAATACCTACATTGGTATTTCTATAAATATTTCCACCTGTTGTTTCTGTCCATAAACCGGATGAAGGAAGACTTTGAGTTGATAGAATACCTGTAGCGTCTGCCACTACCATTCTAGTTCCAGTTCCTAATAGAGATGATAATTCTACAAATGTAGAATCTAATGTAATTTTAGCAGCTTCAACGTCAGCCGCTGTTAGGGTTATAATTAAATCCTGAGATCCTCCAAAAGTGGCTGCTTCAAAGGTAATAGTATCTCCTGCAACAAATCCACTACCTTGAGCCGATTTAGCTGCAGCTCCGCCTCCTGCTGAATATGGAACTGACACTAATATTCTAGTAGCGACTCCTCCGCTTACTTCTACTACTAATTTAAGGTTTATACCTGCTCCACTAGTTAATACACCTGTAGAACTTCCTGGTGTTTGATTAGTAAATACTCCATCCGAAGCTCCTACGAAATTCTGGGTAACTGAAGTTATTAAATCAGATCCAAATTCAATAGATCCTTCTTCTCTAACACTCATATTAATATCTCCTGCGTTGGAATCTATAGTTATAGTTCCTCCAGGGTATGGAGCCAGTGCATCATTAACTGTATCTTCTCCTATTCCATTATATGTAATAATATTAAAGCTTCCTCCTTTTGCTTGTAAATCAATCCCTCCTCCAGCAGATGTTGTTCCAGCATTACCTGTATAAACTTGAAAATCTCCACTTGGATTAAATCTTATATATCGGGTTCCATTAGTAGAACCTGGAAGATAATTACTATCATATCCATAAAATAGAGCGTTTGTTCCTACAAGATCAAACGTAGTATTTAAAGCATGGTTAAATTCTAATGTAAGCGTGTTATTAGGAGAAGTAAGACCTGGACCTTGGAACATTATAGATCCTGTTCCATTTGGATCTAATGTAATAGCACCGTTATTACTATTAGTTTTTAAAGCAAGTTGATTTCCTCCGCCTATTGTTGTTGTACCTGTTGTGGAGTCTATTGTAATGTTACTTGAAACCGTTCCGGATGATCCCTGATTAAGTACGCTTTGTAAATCTTGTAAATAAGTTGAAGGAATTGATTGCCACTGTCCAGTACCATTAAGGTCAGTTGACGTCCATACATATCCAATGTTTCCTTCAGAACCGTCTGAAAATTGCATGGTTCCGTTAAACTTATTAAGTACACTTGCTTCTACTTGATGTATACCGTACCATTCTCCACTTCCTTTGGTAATATTTCCTAATTCTCCTAAATATATTTGACTAAGGTCATTTATAGTTACATTAGCATCTGCTAATAAAGGGTCTCTTAATCTTAGTCCATACACTTCTCCAATTGTTCTAGCACTTCCGGCTTTGTATTTTAAATCCAAATCTGCTCCTACCATTGTTCCAGTATGAGTACCATCTGTAGTTATTTCTGCGTTAATACCTACTATCATAGCTGTTCCGGAAGTAGGGAAAGTAACTCCTCTAAATAGAACACCTCCTCCTACAGATTTTGCTTCAATTACCACTTGATTAGCAGGTCCTTCTGCTAAAAGAATTTTATTTGAAGCTAAGGCTGTTCCTATTGCCATGTTGGTTCCATTAAATAATAATCCTCCGTAGTCAAAATTATTACCGGATCCATTTACTCTAGGAACCTGGTATTGTGATCCAAAGGATACTCCTCCTCCTGATATTGCATTATCAACATATTCTTTATCTACTAGGGATCTTAGTGTATATCCACTATGATAGTTTAAAGCGTATTCTAAACCTTTGCCTAGAATCCCGTCAGTTACTATCATTCCTGTTTTTGTAATATCTAATTTATTGCTTCCAGCTCCAGTAGAAGTTATTGATAATAAGACTTGACCTCCATTAGCTACATCTATTTGAGATACATCAGTTAATATATCAGACGTTGCCTGTAATCTATTAAAAGTGCTTCCAATAGTTAAAGCTCTTTGACTAGTTCCTCCTCCGTCATTATTGAATATAATAACTGTGTCATTTCCTAAATAAGTACTTCCTTCGGTTATTACATTCTGTAAATTAGGAATAGTTCCATTAGATGCTAAGGTAATTCTACCCTGTTGGTCTACTGTTATATTTGCGTTTACGTATGATCCAGGAGTAACTGCAGTATCCGCTAAATCAATTGTTCCAGAACCTGTAATAGTTCCTCCATCTAATCCAGTACCTGCTGTTATTGAAGTAACTGTTCCAAATCCAGCGGCTGATTGCCATGTAACATTACCTAATCCATCTGTTATTAAAGTTTGGCCAGATACGCCATCTGTTACCGGTAGCTTAAATGCACCATTTCCAATGGTTAATTCATCAACCGATAAATTTATATACTTTCTAGTAGTTTTTGGTGGCATGTATGTAAGATTTATTTAGTTTATTTATCTAAACTTATCTTTACAGTTTACGCCATAATAACCGCTTTTAGATTAGTAGGTGAAGTGGATAGAATTTCAACTGTATTTAATGTAGCATTTTTAATTGCTAAAGACGCAACTATACCTCCTGGAACAGCATCCATGTCCCATACTTGAACTATGACATCTTGACTATTTAAATTATGAGTAATAGTGTCCCATGCCATACCTCCAGTTGATAAGTATTCCTCTACGTATTTTTTATTGTTTACCCATTCTTTAGTTACGTAAGCATTATCTGCTTGAGAATCTATTGCCGCGGTTGAATCTCCTGGGTTCCAAACATTTGCATTATCTGTCCATAGTATATGATTTCCAAACGTAGTATTTCCTTGATTTAGTACATATGATATATTAGTAGCGGTTTGCTCAAGAGAACCTGTTGGGCTCTGAATATATGTACCGTTTTGAATAAAATTACCGTTTACTATAACTAACCTTCCATCGTTAGTAAGGGTTACTCCTGGGTCTATTGTTAAGTCTCCCCATACAATATACATTGCGTTTTCAGGAATAGTCATATCGGATGTAATTGTATGGAATATTCCAACTCCATCTCCTGTTCCACCTCCTGCTGATACTACAACTACCCTAACGCTTGATATGTCTTGAGTAAAGGTTACATCAATAGCGTTTAATACGTAATTATCTATATGAGCGTCAACTCTATCACCTGTTGTAGTGTCTATGAAATCAACTACTACACTGTTTGTTCCTAATCCGTGAGAAATTGTTTTAGTGACATTAGCGGTAAAACTGGTTGTTTCTACATAAGATGCATTGGTTCCACCTCCGCCTCCACCGCCGCAGCATGTTAGACTAAAGATTTGACCGTTTTCATCTGTAAAGTAAAGGTCTTGAGTAGTTGGATGTAAATGTGTTTCTAATCCAGGGTCTCCTATCCAAACAATACCACTTCCTGAATCAGGTGTATTTGGAATACCGGGACTTCCTAATTGTTCTAAAAGAGTTAATTGATAAAATAATCCACCGCCTCCGGTTAAACTTACCCAACCTCTACCGTCAAGGTATCCTATGAAATCTTCTCCAAATTCAGGTTTTTGATTTTGAATACCAGTATAGATTATCTCACCAGGTATTCCAAGATCTGGCCAATTATTAAAGTCAGTATGACGATACCTCTTAGCTTCAGCAACTTCAACTAAAAATGAGTTACCTTCAGCTCTACCTTGGGAATCAATATTAAATGTAGTTAATCCATTAAGCTTTATACTTAAGTTATTATCTACGTTAATATACTTTACATTGAGGCTATCTAACCCCTCTATGGTGTTAGTTGTTTCATCATATGAAACATTATTCAAAAATTCCAATAAAGCATTAGATAGGTCGTTAAAGTTAAGGTTTGAAACCTCTATAATTGAACCTAGACTTGAATTGGTTAATTTTCTTATATTTGAAAGTTTGGAATATATAGCCATTTATCAATCCTACTATTTTTTTTATTTATTCTAGAAAACATGACTAATTATTACGTGATTTATTTATCAATTCTGTTTTTTCGTCTATGCTAGATTCTTTAGAAAAGTTTCCATCAAAGACGACACAATTATATAGATCAGCGTTAATAATATCATCAAGGTTGCTATAGATTGAAGATGACTTTATTTCGTTTAAATATCCTCCGTATTTACAGTCAAAGATCTTAGAGTATTTTATATCGTTATTAGAATATAACATGCTTTCTTTGATGCTTGAGTTTCTAATTACACACTGTTCAAATAAACAGTCTTCTAAATCAGCTTCTATATGACAATTAAAGAAGTCTATTCCACTTAAAGAAAAACCTTTTTTAATTCTAGCATCCTTTACTTGCACTCTTTTTCTAGCTGTATCGTAATTTATTATAGCCTTATTCATTTCGCAACAAGATATAAGCTCAAATAACTTATTTCTTATCATCTGATAATTAGACTCCACTAAAAAAGAGTGATTTTTTAAATCAACAAATAGAGGTATCTCCGGAAACGAGTGCTTAAATATTTCATAAGACTTAGTAGAATCTATAATCTTTTGATATCTTTCTAATAATCTTTGAATTTTTCTTTTTTCATTTAAGTCAAATGAAAAGTTATTAGTTAAAGTATTATACACGTGTTCAGCTGTGTAGTTAATTAACTCAACTGTTTCTTTTTTCTTTTTTTGATAACCTTTTCCTCCTGCGTATTTTACAGATACATATCCATCCATTAGGTTAGAAAAATCTGTTCCAAAATTAGAAGATCTTGGAAAATTATATTCCATAGGATTAGCTTTCTCTAATAAAGAACCTGTAAGCCTACTTGAATATAATTCTTTAGGAAAAATAAAAATAGCTTTACTTTGATGTATCTTTTGTTTTTCTGATGATGACTCTGGCCACATCTTAAATATCCTACTTTCATCGATATTTAAAATATATTTAAACTTATTTAGGTTTTCTAACTTATATTTTAAGTTTAAATCCATTTCATTAACAGATACTTTAATATTCATATTAGATCTGCTACTGGTAAATCCATTCTCATTAATGAAATTCATACACTTTAACATTGTATGAATAGCCTTGTGATAAGGCATTAAATCTGTATCAATTCTTTTCATCCTATGACCACCTTCAAAGTCAGGTGATACGTATATGGCTTCGTCTACGAATTTTATCTTTGACTTGTTATCTAATGGTATTACGTTTTTACCCAAATATTTAGCTAACTTTCTAGATATCTTATCGTTAGATAGTGGTGAAAAAAACTGAAACGTAAATCCTACATTAGTATTGTCAAAAAGAAACTTATTTTCGATATTATTATACACGAGTAATGTTTTTTATTATTTATCCCATACTCGTATAGAAATTTTGCTAATCAACTAACTGTATAGATACTTCATCTTTGTGAATCCATACTTCATTTCCATTCATAAAAGCAAGTTCATCCAACTTATTATGTAAATATGTTTTAGTTGGATATTTAGCTAACTGATAAACACCTGTTTCATATCTCCATGCAAATTCAAATTCTTTTTTTACTATTAACTCAGGTAAGGTGTCTAATTTATTTGCGTAATCTGTGATTAATACTTTCATCTTTTTAAAACTTTTATATATTATACTAATAAAAAATTAAAGATAAATAAAAAAAAATAAGTCTTAATGGCAACAACTGCTTCAAATTGGAAAATATTTAAATCTCTAGACTATTCAATACAGTTAATGTTAAAGCAGACAATAACGTATCTGTCTGATAAATTTAATCAAAGTCTACAAGTATTCACTGCAGCCAGTCCTTTTGGTCAGATATTATTAGTACTAGAAAATATTAGTCAAATGATATTTTACTACATAGAGGATGCCATAACTGAATTAAGTATAATTGATGCAACTAGAGTATCTTCAATATATTCACTAGCTACCTTAGCTGGACATAGTCCAAGTAGAGCTATTTCAGCTAGTGGAGAAATAAGCTTAACTACAACATCTGATTCTGCAAGTGCAGATTTTGATGTTATCATTATTCCAAACCTAACCAAATTAAAGTCTAGAAACAATGGACTTAATTACGTTCTAAGTTTACCACAAGATGATATTAAATTTTCAATGAAAGGAACCACAAATGGAACCTCAATGAAAATACTTCAAGGAGACATAGAAACTCAAACATTAACGGCTAAAGGTGAAGAGATAGAAAGTTTTTCAATAAACTCAGCTCAAAATTATCTAGTTGATAACTACATGGTAAATGTTTATATCAATGGTGAAAAGTGGAAAAGATTTAATTCAATGCTAGATATACCTAGAGGAGAAAAAGGGTATGTAGTAAAAACTGGAATAACTACAGGAGTTGACGTATTTTTTGGAAATGACTTCTATGGTAAAATACCTGGAAAAGGATCTGAAATAAAAGTAGAATATTTAGTAAACAGTGGTGCTTCTGGAAACATAACAACTGAGCAGGTTTCTCAAGTATTATTTGAATGGTCAGACACTGGCTTTACTTTAACTGGAAAAGAGGTTGACTTAAATACCTATATTAGAATAGACACTGTGCATTCACCTCAATTTGGAGCAAATCCAGAGGATTCAGAACTAACTAGATTATTAGCACCTAAACAGTCAAAGAGTTTTGCATTGGTTAACATAGACCATTATGATTCAGTATTAACTAGATTAAAGATATTCTCAATAATAAATGTTTTCTTAGATGAAAATGACAGTAGGATGTTGAACCTGTTCCTAGTTCCAGATATTAATAAACTATTTAATACTGGTCAGGATTATTTTAATGTAGACCCTTCTAAATTTAAATTAACAGAATTTAGAAAAAATGAAATAGAGAGATATTTAAATATGACTGGTTCTAAATTGATATCAACAGACATTAAAATAGTAGATCCTATCATTAAAAAATACGTAATCAATATAAGCACTATAGTATTTGATGATGTTGCACCTGAGATAATTAAAAGAGACATATATAATAGACTAGGTAACTACTTTATAGAGAATAAAAGAAGACATAGAATACCTAAGAGTGACTTAATAAAGATTATAGAAGAGATAAACGGTATAGATTCAGTAAACCTAAATATCGTGTCTGAAGCAAATGAAATATCATACATAGAAGACCCGGAAAACGATTTAGTAGGATTAGATGAATTTAACGATATTATATTAGAAGACTATGAATTAGCTATTATACAAGGCGGATTTATAGATAGATATGGAAATGAATATTCACAAGGTATTTCTGATCAAGCATTAGGATCTGTTAATATACAAATTAAAAAAATAGTGCCAAGGCCATTTAAATAGTATGACAAAAAATAGCATATATAGAGCGGCATTTAACAGAAAAAAGCAATTGCTTAACACAGGGTACCAGTATAAAGAAAATATCCTTAAGAATACTTTATCTAAGCAGATGTATGGAGTAAACGAAACATTAGACACTTTCTTAAAGAATATCAATGAAATTGTTTACGAAAATATTGAAGCGGTTAAAAACATTAAGATTTTTGCAAATCCCGCTCTAGATAAGTACGAAAGGGATATAAAATAAAGTATTAAAATTTAGACATGCTTAAAGACAAAGAAAATAAAAAGGCTTTAAAGGATGAAATAGAAAGCCTATTAAGCGGAATGAATCATCAAGAATTTGATGATTTAAATGTAGATCAAGAGCTTGCTGAAGAAACTCAACCAGAGAGTCCATATGACTTCGATGAAATGACAAGAGAATTTAATGAAAAAGCAAAACAGATCACAGATTCTCTTTTTGAGTATTACGTAGAGCTTGGGATACTTGAAGAAAACAACTACATAAAGTTAAAGAAAGAAATGGACACAGTTAATATGTCTAATATTTTCTTTCAAATAAAAACCTTAAAGATCACTATTACTAAAATAATGGAAGAGATCACAACAGGTAACACTGCTCCACGTTTAATGGAAGTATTTGGACAGCTTCAGGATAAATTAAAGACTCTAGTTCAAACACAGGCTAATCACATGCTTTTCTTAGAAGAAACATATAAGAAAATCAACAATGAAGATCCTAAAAATCCTAATAATACTTTAAATAATAACAATAATGAAGGTGAATTTTTTATCTCTGTTGGAACCAAAAATATGGTAGAAAGTTTACCTGAATCAACTGAAACTTATGAAGTGGATGACGATTTAGTTAACCCTTCTAACAAAACAGAATTAATGAAAGAAAACAATATAGAAATAGAGGACGACAATGATTCTGACTCTGATTTTATAGATGTTACTGAAATAATATAATCGCCTATGCAAAACCCATTATCTAGAGGAGGAGGCTTTACTTCTTTGAAATTATCTAGCTTAAATTCAGAAGATGGAAATAATCATGTATGGAATTCTGAAAAAGTAAATACTATAATACACAGAGTTTCACAAGAAGGATTAGATATTAGGGGAATGCAAAACACTCCTTTTAAAGAAAATGATATTCTTTTAAAAAGAGCAAATTTACCTTTTGAATACACTAAAGAAGAATGGGAAGAATTACAAAAATGTAAGTCTGATCCAATGTATTTTGCTCAAAAATTCGCGTTTATTAGAACACCTAAAGGGGATATGAGTGTTGAAGACGCTGGAGGTTTAAGAGATTTTCAAGAGCAGATAGTAAAAAATACTCATAACAATAAGTTTAATATATTAATGGCAAGTAGGCAAATTGGTAAAACAGTTACTACTGCAATTTATATAGTTTGGTTCCTACTTTTCAATAAAGAAAAGAACGTATTAATGGTTGCTGATAACATGACAACCACTAAGGAAATAATGGAGAAATTAAGAATAGTTTTAGATAACTTACCGTTCTTCATGAAACCTGGAATTGTTAAAATAAATGAGTCATCCATAAGGTTAGATAATGACTGTAGATTAGTACTTAGAACTACTACCAAAAAGTCCGGTATTGGTATGACCGTGAACTTCCTTTATATAGACGAGTTTGCACACATATCAGAGTCAAATTTAGACAAGTTTTATAGAGCTATTTTACCTACAATTACTGAAGATCCATATGCAAAAGTAGTGATTACTTCTACCCCAAATGGAAGAAATAAATTTTGGGATATTTGGACTGGCGCAATAGATGGAGATAATGAATACTGCCCAATGAGAGTAGACTGGTGGCAAGTACCTGGAAGAGATGAAGAATGGAAGAAAAAGACTATTGCAAACATGGGATCTGAAACAGATTTCAATCAAGAATATGGACTACAATTCTTCTCAAGTGATCAACTTTTGCTGTCTTCCAATGATCTTCAAAAGCTGGAAACATATCAATCTATATATGAAAATGTTTCTTTAGATTTAGATGAAGAAGACTTCTATATAAATGACTTTTTAAGCTTTCATAAAAAGTACAAGAATTACACACTAAGTGATTTTAAAAATGATCCATCCTACTTTGTTGTTTCTATAGATACCGCAGATGGTGTAGATCAGGATTTTTCAGTAATGAATATATTTAAAGCTGTTGCGTTACCTATAAAGGATCTTGAAAAAAATAAAAACAATATCAAAAGCGAACTTGATTGTATATCAATGGTTCAAGTAGGTAAGTTTAAGTCTAACTCATTGAATATCAACGACTTTGCTATTGCCTGTGAAAAGATAATATATGATATATTTGACCCTGAAAAGGTTAGAATAATATTAGAGTTAAATCATAAAGGTGAAATTTTACATAATAGATTTGCAGCTAATGATAATTACTGGTGGGGACAGATGGTTCACACAAAACATACTGAGCTATCTAAAAATATAAAAGCGGGTGTCCGCCTGGGCCCGACGAATAAATTAAAGTACTGTGAGAAATTTAGATACTATGTTTCTATTAATAAAGTAATTGTTACTTGCTATGAAACCTATCTTGAATTATCTTCATTTGGAAGATCTAAAGGAGGAAGTTATAGATGTCAAAGTGGACATGATGATTTAGCAATGACATGTGTTAACACTTCTCCTCTTTTTGACTCTCCTCAGTTTTGGGAAATAGGTGGAGAAGTATATGAAAATACGTCAGATGAATATAAAAAAGACTTGTATGAAAAGATACTAGATGTAAAAACTGATAAAAAAGCATTTGACTTTGACCGCTTAAATGACTTAAATAATCAATTAAATCCTAAAGAATTTAAAGATTCAAAAAGAAAGAGTGTGTTCGATATCAACCATTTAAAAAAAATTAGCAAAATTAATCGCGATTTTTATAATTCATAGTGAAAAAGTAGTATAATATTTTTATATATTTAAACATTCCAAAATCACTCAATATGAAAGAAATAATTTTACCAGAAAAATGCGAAACCATGCATGATTTCTTGGTACAAAACAAAGATGTTGTCTTTGATGCGGTGCTAGATTCAATAGAAGATCAGTATTGGGATAAGACAGTAAATACTGTAAACATCTTGAGGATAAACAGTAAAAATAAAGATAGCACAATTGCTTTAAAAAGAAAAGAATGGATTAAAGCTTTAAAAAGTGCTGAAGAATATTTTAGTAAACCATATATTGAAGCCTATGAAAAATGCCATAGATGTCTAAAAATTATAAAATATCTAGAAGGACTAGACTGATAACTTATAATTTTAAGCCCATAAATAACAAAAAAAATAACCCATACTGAAGATGCAAGGATTTGACGAACTAAACAAAAAGATTAACAACAGAATACAACAATTATCAATACTAGTACATAACAAAGAAAATACTCAAAGAGAATATGACGAATTAGCAGAATTAATATATCCAAAATTAAAATATCATATTTGGAAATTTTGCAAAAACAATCTAGACACTGAAGAGGCATTACATTTTACTCTAGTCAAAGTGTTTAATAATATCGATAAGTATAATCCAGAAAATGGTAGATTTACAACATGGGCTTTTACAATAGCCAGGAATGAAACCTTATACTATTTAGATAGAAAACATAAAGACATTCCAAAATATATTGAAATATCTACTCTCTACGAAGATAGCAAGTACAATGATCAGTTAAGTGCAGAGGATAAACAGAATAATCATAATGAAGTAACTGATATCTTCAATAAAACTATCTCACAGATATACAATCTTAAAGATGAACTTCTTAAAAACATAGCCATTGACAAAATGGTTAAGAACACCAAAGTAAAAGAAATAGCTCTTAAATATGGAATACCTGAAAATACAGTTAAAACTAAACTAAGAAAAGCCAGGTTTGAAATAAGAAAGTCTGTAATACAAGAAGATCCAGAAGTAAATAGAAAGCTATCAGATTCATTACCAAATTTCAAAGTAAAATCTTAAAAAATGAAAAATCTAATAATAAGTCTAAGCCCGTTAAACATTACTCGTAGAATAGTTTATGTAATAAAAGAACTTTACATGTTCTTTTTTTACGTTAGAACAATGTCAAACATAAAGCAAGAGTTGAAAAACAATAAAATAGTTAAGTACTCTTGGTTTTCATACGTAAAGGCAGTTAATCTTAAAGCTGAAACACTGTCTCTAATGAATAAACCAGAACATGACTTAGATGAAAATGAAAAAGCGGAGCTAGATAAACTAGAATTAAGCTTTATTAGTAGAGAAATATCTAAATATAATGATATTTTTATATCATCGGGAACTATAGAGTTAATAAAAACCACCGCTATTAGAGTTAAAGACAATGACTTTTATGGATATATGGTAGAAATATCTTTTAAATGGAATAACGCTAAATTATATCAAATATTAAGATTATTATTTCAAGTATCTATATGGATTATATTACTGTCTTTTTTACCATATAACTCTATCTATAAATATATAGTACAGTTTTTCTAATAAATAACAAAAAAGATTATTGATATGAAAATTAAAGAAATAGTAACTAAATGGTCATGGCAAATACTAGCTATCTTATTTATGTTACTTTATTTAGGAAAAGGCTGTACTTCTAAGAAGATAACTAAAATCGATAAGAAAATAGATAAAACCCATATTGAATTAACCCAAACGGTAGATTCTCTATCTTCAGAAATATCAAATTTAAAAAAGGAAGTTGCTAATAAAAAAGAGGTAAGAGACATTATGGAAAACGTAATGTTAGAATATCTTATTTACGAAGACGATTTAGATAAAGGAAAAACAAGCTTATCTCAAATTAAAAATAAGATAGAGCAGAATGATTAAATGGATAAAGAACAACAGAGAAACTGTAATTAGAAATTCCTTTCTATTTCCTATTTTACTAGTTGTTATTATGTCAATTAGCCATGTAGTTAGTTGGTATGATATAGGAAACCCAATCTCTTGGGCAATATATCTTTCTATAGCTGTTGAAATATTTGCACTTGCATCAGTATCAGCCGCCTCAATAAAAATGAATAAAAGCAGTATCTGGTTTCTTTTTATACTGGTTACTTTAATACAATTAATTGGTAACGTTTTTTATGAATATCAAGAAATATCTTTAACAGATTCTGGATTTTTAGCATGGACTGAATTACTTTCACCTTTCTTTGAAGATTGGGATCAAATGGATCATAGAAGATTCCTAGCAATTATACAAGGAGGAACTCTACCTATTATGTCATTAACTTCATTGCATTTCTATATTAAGTTCAACGAGAATCTTCACGATTCCGAAGAAAAAAAAACTCAACAATACTTTGAAGCCAGAAATAAAATGATGGAAGATATAGTAGAAGCAGCAAAAGCAGAGGAGGAATATAATGAATCAAACGAGCCTCAAGAAAAAGAAGATGACACTGAAGACGAAACAGAATATCTCCTAAGATCAGAAGCTAATAAAGAACATTTAGAAGAATCCATTGAACAGGCTGAATCGGGTGAAACTGAAGAACTATCACAAGACGAATTAGAATATTATAAAGGTATACACGATTCTAGCAATATCTCAGATCCAAGTAGATATATAAATATAAAGGAAGAAGATAGAAGAATATCTAAAGGCCTTAGACCTCAAAAAAATTGGGGAAAAAAATAAAGATGTATAAATGGGTAATTGCAAAGGAGAATGCGTAAATGGTGTATGTGTATGCTCAACCGTAGCTACTAAACCTCTTCTTACGCTAAAAAACAATTGTTTTGTAATAGAGGACGGTGATAAGACCACGGGTAAAATATGTTTAGATGATTTTGCTTACCCAGTAGACGGTAAACAGTGCATGCAACTGGAGATTCCTAAATCAGCAGAAGGCGCTGAATGGCAATCTTTAACCCTATTTGATAATAATATATCTATTGCATCGCCTTCTGAGGATCTTGATTCTACTCTTTCATATGTTAGAGGAATTATACTTAAAATAATGTATAGTGTAGAAGATGAAAATCTAGAAGAGGTTCCTCTAAAGGATAAAAAATCATACATAACTATTACAAATGCTGATGGTGAAGAGTGTACATATCCATTATACAATTTTTTTAGTATCTTTACTAATCCAGTTGTAGATGATCCTTCTGAATTTATAAATAAAATAGTTATAAGCAACCCAAGTACTAAATATAGTTTTAAAGTAGATGCTTTAATACTTTACACTAAATCTAGTACTTTATAAAAAATAATATTACTTAAATGGTATCATTAGACAGCGCAACCGAATTAATACAATTAGAACATTTTAGTTCTGGTGGTAATGATGTAGATTATATCCCAACTTTTATTAACACAGACCGAAGAGGTCAGAGTACTTCACTTGGATACTGGCAAATAGGTTCTACAGAACAACATGGGCAGACTTATTCTCCTGTCTATAAAATGATTTTTGCAGATCTTAGTAATGTTACGGCTACTCATATAAAAATATGGGGAATTAGTAATATTGGAAATGAAGCGGTGATATTTCCAGTAAGATACTTTACATCGGATCCTTTAGGTAATTCCGTATTAGATATCTACTTAAATAAATTTGAATTCACAGACGCTTTAGGAAATGTTGTTGCTCCTGGTGGAGATTATAGCATAATAGGTTGCAAGAAAAAATCAATGCCTTTAACTTACTAATGGACTTTATATACGAAAATAACATAGTGATGACTTATGCTCAGCATAAGGATTTTACAAGAGGGCTTCCTTTTTATGGAGAAAAAGGAGACTTTAATTTCGTAATGGGTAGAAGTCAATTTACTCCAGGTATCTCTATTAAAATACTTCCACTTAGTGATTTATCTAGAAACGCAGACGTTGGAGTAACTGAGTTTAGACAATATGTAAATACTATTAATAATATGTTTAAACCAGGAGATAGGATTAGAGGAATAGAAATGAACTCCATGTTGACAGAAGAGGATGATGATGGAACCCAAGTAGTTGGTAGATTCGATAAAATAAAAGTAGATTACAGTAATCAACAAATAAGAGCTTTTATTAAAGATCCATCAACTATGAAAACAACTGAAGTTTATCCAGGAACAATGGAGAGAATAATGGAAAGTTCAACATACACTCCAAAGAGTTCTAGACTAATACCTGACTTTGAATCTTTTATAGCTAATTCTTAAATTTTACTCGCTCGCTAGCAAAAACTTTATTATTGCTCATTGTATAATAATCTTATAGATAATAAAAAATACAAATTCACATATGAGTAATAATGATGATTTAATGAAAAAAGCATTAGATAACTTAGAATCAAATAGTGAACTGGAGTATAATCAAGAAGAAACGCCTGTTGAAGCTGAAGATGCTCCTAAAAAAGTCACTAGTCTAGGTAAAGCTTCTATTTCATCTACCGTTGATACAATGGCTAATGAATCCGGTTGGAAATTAGCTGCCTTAAATACACTTCCTTCTAGAGGTATGTTATATGAAAATAACATTGAAATCTTAATTAAGTCAGCTAAGACTAAAGAGATTAGGCACTGGTCTACTATAGATGAATATGATCCAATTGATGTATCAGATAAAATAGCTTTTATTACAGACTCATGTTGTATGTTAAATGCAAAAGGTTCTGGTAAAAACCTTAGTTCTAATGATATACTTGAGATTGACAAATATCAAATCTTATTTAAAATACATAGGCTTACCTTTCCAAATAATGAAAATACTTTAAAAGCCAATATAAAGTGTCATAATAAAAAATGTGGACACATTAACTCTATCCCCGTAAGTGATACTAATCTTCAAGGTTTTGATTTTCCAGAAGAGTTAATGGAATTTTATTCTAATGAAGAAAAATGTTTTGTAGTTAATTCAGAAAAATTAGGAGAAACAATTAGGCTTTATATGCCAACTATTGGTTCAACTAGACTAATGAATGAATATAAAAATATTTGCAAAAGAAGAGGATACACTGAAGATAAATCCATAGATAAAATACTTCCATACTTAATAAGCGATTGGAGAAAAGCTACTTCTACTGATCTTCTTAATATGAGAAGTGAAAGCAATAGATGGTCTCAAAACAAATTTATGTTCTTACATAAAGCAACTGAAATGCTAGCAAATAATTCTAAAAATAAAGTATTAGGTATTTGCGAAAAATGTACTACTAAAATGGCCTCCTCTATTTTTTTGGGAGGAAGCTTCACTGCAAAAGATATTTTCATTGTTTCAACTAGACTTAGAGATCTTATTTGATATAAACATGGAATTAGCGGTGAAGCTTAACCAAAGCTTTGAGACACTGTATAATCTTGATTTTTTAGAATATTCAATGCTAGTAGCTTCTATAAAAAGAAAAATAGAAGAAAAAAATAAACAGCATGAAAATCCAAATGACCCTATCTATTTTGATAGTAAGAACCCTACTAATCTAGGAATTCCTAACAATATAAAGGGCTTAGGATAATCTAATAAATAATAAAAAAGATCTATCAGTGAGTATTTCTAAATATAT